GTTTTTCGCATGCACCCACAGGTTGCAATGCTTGGTCTTGAACGCATTCTGCCGTGACGGGTAACGCGTGGCGTTGGCCAACTGCCGCTCCAGGTAGTCCGCATTCACGGAAACGCCGAAGTTGGGGTTGGCCTTCTTCAAGGCCGCCAGGTCGCGCCAGTCGTCCTTCTCGTCCAGCGTGTAGATGATGCCGAACAGCTCGTCGTTGGCCGGGCGCTGATCGAGCATGGCAATGACCTGCCGGCGCTTCTCGTAGCACGGCCCGGCAATGTTGTTGCCCGAGGTGGTGATGGTGAACATCAACGGCTGCTCACGGGCGCCCATGCCGGTCAGCATGGTTTCGTACAGGGCATCGCTGTCGTGCTCGTGGTACTCATCCACCAGCGCGCAGTTGGGCGACGATCCGTCGCCGGGGTCGCCAATGACCGGTTCCAGGCGGCTGCCGTCATCCGGGCAATACAGGCTGCGCGCGCGCACCTCAATGCCGGCGTCTTCGGCCAGCTCTTCGGTACGCTGCACCATCAACTGAGCCGGGCGGAACACTTCCCACGCCTGCTTCTCGGTGGTCGCACCGCAATACACTTCGGCGCCGAACTCACCGTCGGCGCACAGCATGTATAGGGCCACCCCGGCGGCAATGACCGACTTGCCGTTCTTGCGCGGAATCTCGCAATAGACTTCGGTGAAGCGCCGTAGGCCGGTCTTTTTACTGACCCAGCCGAACACGCAACAGAAGATGAACTGCTGCCAGGGCTCCAGCTTGAGGCGCAGTTTCATGCGGCCCCACTTGCCCTTGGTATGCGGCAGCTCTTGCACGAACAGACACACCCGCTCGGCTTGGGCCTTGTTGAACTTCCATTTGAAGCCCTTGGCCTTGCTCGCCTCCAGGTCGTCCAGGTGCCGCTGGCAGGCTTGGCGCACGTACTTGCACGCCTCGATCTTGCCGGCCACCACGTCACGGGCGTACTTGTTCGCGCCATTGACATTGACGTTGGCCATGGCGGGTTACCGATCCTTAGGAGCCAGCAACCCGGCGAAGCGGCCCTTAGCCTTGTTCTTCGGCACGGTCAGGCGCGCCCGGCTGGCCGGGTCAAGGCCAAGCGAACTGCCGTAGCTGGTCATTTGCCGCATGGCCTCATTGGCCACGGTACAGGCGGGGTTCTTGCTGCGACCCATCGGCGTCTTAATCGTGATGCCGTTACGCGTAACGTCTTCTTCGGCTTCACGCCACCGACCATAGGCCGAACAGAAACCCTCCAGCACGTGCAGGTCGGTGCGCGTCAGAACCTTGGACTCGACCAGCTCGGGTGCGAGCTTGGTCCACATCTGCTGCGCGTATTCGCCCATCCACTCGGGCGGCGGTGGTGCGATCACCAGGGCGGTGTAGTCCGGCTCGGCATCGTTGAGCTTGCGTTTGCCGGGGTTGCCGGCGGCGCGCTTCTGCGCGGTCGGCTTAGGTTTTCGGCCTCCGCCGGGGGCGCGCGTCGCCATGCTTTCACCAACAAATCAACATTTCTACAAATCAACATAACGACAAATCAACACCTAAAAAGTCGTTACCCCAAATTTTTTATTTCGCGGCCGCGTGGAAAGCACTGGGCGTTCGGTGCCGTAAGTCAAAAGCTGCAGAGATTTACCCACCCCCGGGGGGATGGGCACCAAGTCGGTGCATTTTCTGATCAGGTTCGCCGGGGTTCGCCAATGCTGGCCCTGAGCCCGGCCACCCGCTCGGCGTGCGTTTTTCGGGCGTGGCAGTCGACGTTGATGGCCTGCAGATTGCTCATTTCGTCGGTGCCGCCCTGCGCTTTTGAGATGATGTGGTCCACTTCTGTGGCCGGCAGGCGCCTTCCTTTGCAATCCGGGCACTGACACAGGAAACGGTCACGGCGCAGCACTGCCGCCCGTATCTTTCGCCACTCAGCACCGTACCCACGCTGCTCCGCCGTACCTCTCCCGGGCTTGTTCCAGCCGCTGGCTAGGTGCTTGTGATCGGCGCAGTAGCCGTGCGACTCCTGAGTGGTGCGCGGGCACATAGGCGAACGGCACCCCCGCTTAGCGCGGGGCGGCATCGTTCGATTCCTTCGGCAGACGCTTGTCGGCCAGTCGCATGATCCACGACCGAACCACTTCAACACCGGCATAGCCGATCAGGCAGCCGACGAAAATGGAAAGATCGCCCGGCAGGTTGAGCCACGCCAAGCCGGGCACCGCACACCAGGTCATGCACGCGCACAACAATGCGTCGAAACACTTCTGCCGCTTGGTGCCGCCGTAGTAGCTGACACGCAGGAACGCCACGACGCCGGACATGCCAGCCGCGCCCAACTCGGGGGCATGGGTGCTGGCCCAAGTCGCGGCGCGCTCGATGAGGTCGGGGTTATCCATGGGGTGCTTCCAGAATGCAGAAAGCCCAGCGCTTAGGGCTGGGCTTTGAAATGGGGAGCCAGAAAGACAAAACCCCCAGCTGGGGGCTGGGGGTTCTGCAGGCTTCCGACTGATGGCTTACAACGTCGCGTGACGCGCTTCATTTGCCACGCTAAGGCAAAAGGTACG